AAAGAGGCCTTCTTGAGCCTACCTGCGCGAGTTCGCGAAAAATTTTCTAACAGCCCACTCGAATTTTTGAAATTCGTGGAAAACCCGGAGAATGCAGATGAAATGGTTAAAATGGGTCTCGGATCTCATAAACGATCTGATAAAGCTCCTGAGCCGGAAAAAACTGAAACCGTGAAAACGGAAAAGGCGAAGAAAACGACCCCAAAAAGCGAGTCAGAGGAATGACAATTCCACGAGCCCAGACCAGTACAACACTTGTTGTAACTGGTCGGACTGACCGGAATGTCTACTTAAGGGCCTTCAGGTACTCCAAACATGCTTCCCAAAATTCATTGGACCCCAGGTCCCTCTTACATCCACCGAGCTTCTCAAACAAATCACCAACCTCACTCAACGCAACTGCGTTATTGTCAGGTTTACCTGACAATTTACAAAACTCTCTATACTCAAAAAATCCCATAGCAACTACCATCCGAAGGATTACCAATTCTCGGGACGAGAACCTCAACCCTACGGTTGAACTAAAAAAATCTATTCTGTTATCTTTATTAAATTTCATAAATAACTCCTTGTACCGAAGGGGCGGAATTACCCCGTCACTAGCGGTGCGGGGAATTCAGCAACGAGGTCAAGGTATATGAAACACAGAAAAAAACTCTCTAAACGCCGCTCTAAGGGGCTATTCAAAAAAACTGCGAATAAAACGCACAAAAAAAATGTAAGCCCCAAACCAATGCGCGGCGGAATCAGGCTATAAGCCCTCAAAAAATAAAAAAGGAGTGACAACAATGCCCTGCTATCACCCCTTAAAGGGCTACCGCTCAAAAACGGTAAACCCCTCAGGAAAACGTAGCATCGTTTTCAACGCACGGGAAGGCTATCAAGACTTACCGATCGACGTCCCATGCGGACAGTGTATAGGCTGTCGCCTAGAACGATCCCGCCAATGGGCAATAAGATGCGTACACGAAGCATCTCTCTCAGAAACGAACTGTTTCCTTACCTTAACTTACAGCGAGGATAACCTCCCCAAGGACGGGTCCTTAAAATTGGAAGACTTTCAAAACTTCATGAAGGCCCTTCGAAACCAATATTCCGGTCAGTCCATCAGGTACTTCCATTGTGGCGAGTATGGCGAGACCACAGGAAGACCGCACTATCACGCAGTGATCTTCAACTTTGACTTTCCGGATAAAAAACCCTGGCGCGAAACTAAACAAGGACATCAAATATGGAGATCCGAGACCCTAGAGAGCAAACTTTGGACGAAAGGACTATCCGAGATCGGCTCTCTAACATTCGAGTCTGCGGCGTATGTCGCCAGATATATCTTAAAAAAGCGAACAGGCCCCACAGCCGAGGAATACTACGACGGAAAAAAACCGGAATACACCACCATGTCTCGTCGTCCAGGAATTGGGAAAGGATGGTTCGAAAAATTCTACAGAGAAACCTTCCCGCTTGACAAAATTGTCCTGCGAGGCAAAGAATTAAAACCTCCCAAGTTCTATCTTGGGCAATTCGAAATTATTAACCCGGCTCTTCACGAGAAAGTGAAGGCCATACGGAAAGCAGATGCCCATGCAAACCAAGAGAAAAACTCCCCGAAAAACCTCAATACTGCGGAAGCAGTCAAAAAAATCCGAACCAAGGCCCTACAAAGGGGCCTTTGAGACCGCTAAAATGCTGGCTACGCCAGGGTGGAGCGGAAAATGATTACAAAAATTTACTGCGTTTACGACGCTGCAGTTGAAACTTACCTTCGTCCGTTTCACGCTACTCGGGATGGCGAAGCACTACGCGCCTTTAAGAATGGCGCAAACGACTCGCGCAGCGAGATTGCAAAAAACCCAAAAGACTATACACTATTTGAAATCGGCACCTTCGATGACGCCTCTGGCGAATTCACGATGCTCCCGGCAAAAATTCCACATGGCAACGCTCTACAATACGTAGACGTAAAAACCGAGGCTCAAAATGCAATCAGTAATGTCCCATAGCTTTTCTCAGGTCCCCTCAGTCGAAATTCAGAGATCTTCATTTGACCGGTCACACGGCTTCAAAACGACTTTTGATGCTGGGAAGCTTATCCCCTTCCTGGTAGATGAAATTCTTCCAGGGGACACTTTCAATGTCCGGGCGAACATGTTCGCCCGGCTTGGGACCCCAATCGTCCCCTTCATGGACAACCTATTCTTAAACACCTTCTTCTTCTTCGTTCCTAACCGGCTTGTTTGGGAAAATTGGGAAAAATTCAACGGAGCCCAAACCAATCCGGACGATCCCACAGACTTTATGACGCCAATCGCGACCGCCCCGATGGGCGGGTACACCAACATGTCCCTGCAAGATTACATGGGACTACCAACGCAAGTGGCAGGCTATGAACACCAAGCAATGCCTTTACGGGCCTACAACCTCATCTGGAACGAATGGTTCCGAGATCAAAACCTTCAAGATTCAGTCGTCGTCGATCTGGACAATGGCCCAGACTCGCCAACGGATTATATTGTACTCAATCGTGGCCGCAGACATGATTATTTCACTTCATGCCTACCCTGGCCGCAAAAAGGTCCTGCGGTTACTTTACCGCTCGGCTCTACTGCTCCTGTCATTTCTGACGGCAGCGTACCTAATTTCGACTCGGACGCAGCCACCAACGTCCCTTGGATTTGGTCCAACGTCGATTCCCGTTTCGGCACCGCCGGAACCAACGCCCTCGGCCCAGGAGTAAAATCTCCTTTCTTCGGGAACAATACCGGACTAGAAGTCGATCTTTCTACGGCAACGGCCTCAACCATCAACGCCATCAGACAGGCGTTCCAACTTCAAAGGTTATATGAAAGAGACGCACGCGGAGGCACTCGCTATACTGAAATCATTCGAGCTCACTTCGGAGTGGTATCTCCGGACGCTCGACTGCAAAGACCTGAATTTCTTGGCGGCGGACAGTCTTCTATCAACATCACGCCTATTGCTCAAACATCTGCAACCGAATCCGGCTCTCCCCAAGGGAACCTTGCGGCGATGGGTACAACTTCACTCAACGGCCACGGATTTACTCAAAGCTTCACCGAACATGGCTGGGTCATTGGCCTTATGGCTGCCCGAGCTGATCTTAACTATCAGCAAGGCCTTAATCGAATGTGGTCGCGAAGAGACAGATTCGAGTTCTACTGGCCAGCCCTCTCGCACATCGGCGAGCAAGCTGTTCTTAATAAAGAACTCGTCTGCCAAGGCCCCGCTGTAACCGATCCCGACGGGATCGTCGACGAACAAGCGTTCGGTTATCAAGAACGCTATGCGGAATATCGCTACAAACCCTCTACAATTACGGGAAAATTCCGCTCTAACGACGCCGCATCTCTAGACGTCTGGCATTTGGCCAGCGAATACACCGGCGTCCCGGGTCTCGATGAAGACTTCATCATCGACAACCCCCCGGTCGATCGCGTGCTCGCGACGGCCGATAGCGAGCCCCACTTTATCCTCGATGCGTACATCAACATGAAATGTGCTCGCCCGATGCCGGTTTACTCTGTACCCGGCTTAGTCGATCACTTCTAGGAGCGACATGAACTACCTCACGATAGCGATCTCGCTTCTAGTAACTAGGTGGTTGCTCCCGGAAACGGGGGCAACACTTGCTATATTCGGCATCGACGACTTACTTCTTGGCGGCCTCGCCGCCGGGATCGGATCCCTTGGGGGCGCCGGCATCGGCGCTCTATCCCAATCTTCGGCTAACTCAGCCTCCCAAGCTAACTCACGTGAACAAATGGCGTTTCAGGAACGCATGTCGAATTCCGCCTATCAGCGAAGCATGGCGGATATGAGAGCTGCGGGACTGAACCCAATGCTTGCTTTCTCTCAAGGGGGGGCGTCCACCCCAACAGGCGCGGCGTCCACAGCCGGCGCCATTTCCGGCGAACAATTCGGAGCCGGTATTCAAAATACTCTCTCTTCTGCCTATCAGACTAAAACTATGGGCAACACGCTCAAACAACAAACTGCGGACATTGCCCTTACTAAAGCCAAGGAAGTACAAACCGCGGCTGACACAATGAGAACTCTTAACGCCGCGGTGAAGGGCAACGTCGATGCGTCAGCAGCGACTGCCGCGCTTCCAGCCCAGAAAAAACATGGTCAAATTGACTCAGACTGGGCAAAAGCGGATGCGCTTATTAAACGCTTCAAAGAAATCTTAGGCATGGCCAATTCGGCTAAAAAACTCGTACCCGATCCCGGAGAAAAAGAATGAAAAGAAAATCTTTCTACGTAACCACCCGCAGCAACGGGTCCAAACGCTACCAAATCGTCCCGGAAACGGACGAACACGGAAAAACCAAACCCCGAACGCTAAGGAGCCAACAGGCGGATTGCGACATTACGACAATTCTGTCTAGATTCGGTCGCACGGGCATCCTGCCCTCCCAGGCTAGGGGTACCCCCCAGTACATGGACGTAAG